AACTTGTCAAGTAATGACATCAAAAAAATCTACAATCAAGCACTTGCTGACCGAATATTCAAGGGAGCAAGCAAACACATTTATAAATTTCCTGAAAGCATGGAAAGTCGGAGGTATTAACGAATGGAAAGCAACAAACTAAAGGATCTAATTTCAAAAGTTCAAAAATGGTTTTATGACCGCAACTTACACACTCAAGAACCCAATAAGCAATTCCTGAAGCTATATGAAGAAATTGGGGAGCTATCGAGGGGAATTGCTGAAAAGGATGAAGAAGTGACCAAGGACAGTATTGGAGACATCACTGTTGTATTGATTGGGCTGACTCTTCAACTTGGAATTAATACAAAAGAAATCTTTCCTGAACAAGAGAAATTCATTTTTTCAGAAGCTGCAAAAACAGAAGATTACTTTGTATTGATGATGGACCAAGCACTAGCATCATATTTCAACCGTCAAGGCTACCAACTCAAAAGCGTAGTACATGAATTGATGCGAATTTCTCAAATGCTGAATTATGATTTTGTGGAATGTTTAAACAAAGCCTATGAAGAAATCAAGGACCGCAAAGGAAAATTGGTTGACGGAATTTGGATCAAGGAGGAACGACTAAAATGAAAGAACGCTCATTTGAACAGATTTTAGAAGAGATGAATGATTCAGTAAATAAGCCAAATCACTATTGTGGTGAATATGGTCTGGAATCCATTGATGTCATCCGGAACTTTGCAGGAAACCTGAAAGGAGTTCAGGGATTCTATTGGGGAAATGCTATCAAGTATCTATGTAGATTCCAGAAAAAGAACGGGCTTGAAGATTTGGATAAAGATAAGAAATATCTTGAATGGCTCATTGAGGATTTGAAAAAAAAGTCATGAACAAGAGTGACAGCATGAGAGATTACACGAGAAATCAGATGGATCACTTCCGTCAACAATTGCAATTGCTGATTCTTGGTAAAGGGTTAACAAGAAAAGAGCTATCAAGAAAATTGAATAGAAATCCAAATACAATTCAACAATGGATCACAAACAAAAATATAAAACCAGCTCATGTCCAAGAATTATGCAAATTCTTCAACATTAACGAGAAGGCACTGATGGGAGATCCAGAAGAATTGACAGATTATAGATTCTTTGATCAAGGAAAATACATCTGTACTGCTCCAATCAAAGAACTAAGCAAGATCACTGGCAAAGATGTGTCAATTCTCAAGTATTATATACACTTGAATGAACAAGGAAGAGAAGCTGGCCAATATAGAATAGAAAGGGTAATTGAAGATGAAAAGTAAAATCAATTGGCTGATTATCAATTTGATCTCATTGGCAGTTATTTCACTAGTCATTGCTATCAATCTCAATTCTAGATTAGTAGAGCAAGAAAATAAGATCAAAGATATGGAATGGACGATTCAGGAACATGAATTGAGCATCCAGAGATTAGCTGAACAGAACACTGCACAAGATACAATCTTGAATAAGTTAAATCAAGAATATCAAATGCAGGAACGCAAGAAAGCAGAAGCACTCAAGGAAGCTGCTGAAATGAACAATGTCGGAGGATAATAATGATTAACAATGTGACTCTTATTGGTCGGTTGACCAGAGATGCAGAACTACGCTACACACCTAGCAACATTGCAACTGCTCAATTCAATATTGCATGCAATCGCAATTTCAAGAATGCAAATGATGAGTATGATGCAGATTTTATCAACTGTGTGATGTGGCGAGAACAAGCAGAACGCTTCTGCAATTGGACGAAAAAAGGAATGCTTGTGGCAATTGTTGGACGGATTCAAACAAGAAATTATGAGAACCAGCAAGGACAGCGTGTATATGTGACTGAAGTTGTCGCAGAAAGTTTCCAAATTCTTGAAAAGCGTGACAATACCGCAAATCAAAACAGCATGACGGAACAGATGCCACCAAGCTTTGCAAGCCCAATGGACATCACAGATGACAAATTACCATTCTAAGAAAATCAAATATTGAAGAGGAGGATTTATAAAATGGATGATTGTACTAAAGTTTTAGTGTATGGTAGCTTTGACGGGTTTGCTCATTATACAGATGATTCGCTATTAATTAGTGTAGTTCTTGATGGTGGCGAAAAAGTAGAAATACCAGAAGAGTTTATTGTAAGCGCAGATCAAATGGTCAATAAATATAAAATTAAACTAAAAGACGTTATCGCACGAATTGAAAAGTTTGATCTTGCAACTAAAGCAGTATGGATCAATGAAATTTTGAATAAACTTGGAAGTGATTATGGGCTGCATAAATATTATGCAGGGTATAAACAAGGAAAGTTTGATGGTGCTATGGAACGTGAGGAAGTCACAGTACCGCAGTTTGTGGCGGATTTTATCACAGAACAGAAAAAGCTAGGTCATACACTATCCTACTCAATAGATGCATGCATGTCTGATAGAGTTGCAGAATGGTATTGGGATAACTCTGAGTTATTTGCCCGTGCATGGATTGATGGATATGAGGTTGAGAAAAAGCGGTATTTAGTGAAGATTAAAGGAGTCGGAGATGTGTCTTTCCTTAATCACGATTTACAAAGTGATTCGTGGTTAATCAATAACGGAGATAATGGCAAACTTTTTAAAACACACCACACCCGCAAAGAATTGGAAAAAGCCGGATTCGGTTGGGCGTTTGAATGTCCGGGTGTTGAGATTGAGGAGGTGGAATAATGGGTTTTATTAGTTGGTTAACTTTATTATTAATAGCGTTGAAATTGTTAGGTGCAATCTCTTGGAGCTGGTTCTATGTCTTTCTGCCTGCAATAGCTGATCTAGTAATTTCTGTTTTGATTTTAGTGGTAGCCAAAATGATATGGGATAAGTAGGACTTGTTATGGAATTTCAAAATTTTATTTATTTGTTGTTAGCTTTTGCTTGGTTCGCTGGCTTCTTGTGGGCCTTCAGTGTAGTCTTGAAATGCAGGAGAAAGAAATGAAGATGTATGTTGTAAGAAAATATCACGGTCATGCAAGCTGGATTGATCCCAAGCATTTAGCTGAATACACTGAAGCCGAATTTGAAACAAGACATGAAGCGCTTGCTCACTGTGAGAAATTAAAAGGTAAGGGGATAGTTGAAATCTATCAAAGAGAGGTTATTGAATGAAAAAATTAAACAACAGAGAATTGTTTAACCTTGATCAAGAATTATTCAATTTTCGTGGAATTGACCGGGCAATCTGGACACGCAAAGCAGAATTGATGGCAAAGAACGGTGATGATCTTGTCGGGGGTGGGAAGTCTGGCATCAGCAAGCCCACAGAAAACACAGTGATGAAATTCGCTACTGATGTGACTCTGAAGAATCTTGAGCTGTTCAAAGAAACTGTTGAATCCTTCAAGAAGCAATTGACAGGAGAACAGCTTGATATTTTCTATCTAAGATGGGGACAAGCAAATCTTGATTGGGAAGAAATTGCAGAAAAGCAATTTGTCAGCAATGCCACAATTTACCGCAAGCGTGCTGGCATCTTGGAAACGTATGCCAGAATGAAAGGTGTACTCTAAATTGAGAATATAAGATATTGTATTCTCACGCAAAATAAAATACTATAATCTTGTTCATGATAATCACATCATGGATGAGAGGGTCTCCTAATAGTGGTTAGGGAGTTAGCTCAAACGGTCAGAGCATGCTGGCGGAAAACAGCAGATACAGGTTCAATTCCTGTACTTCCAATTCCTTATGAAAATCAATTTTAATATAGAGAGGGGGAAGCGTATGGAAGAGGTCTCACCCATAAAAGACACGGATGACATTCAAGCCATGAAGGACTACCTGAGAGAGTGGAATGAAATGTATTATATGCTATTCATCACTGGTCTCAATACAGGCTTGCGTGTTGGTGACATCCTCACACTCAAAGTCAAAGATGTTCAGGGATGGCACATCAAGCTACGAGAAAGAAAGACTGGCAAGCAGATTTCTCGTAGAATGACAAAAGAACTGAAACGAGAAATGAGGAAGTATGTTGAAGGTAAGCCATTCCATCATTTCTTATTTAAGAGCAGGCAAGGAGGAAACAAGGCCATCACTCGTGAACGAGCCTACCAGATCATCCATGAAGCTGCTGAAGAATTGGGCATTGACAATGTGGGGACTCACACAATGCGCAAAACATTTGGATACAAATACTACAATAAAACAAAGGACGTAGGCACATTACAGAAGATGTTCAATCACTCATCACCAGCGATTACACTGAGATATATTGGGATTGAACAAGCTGAACTAGATGATGCCT